TAATTTTTATTTAGAATAAATCATTCCAATTTGAACCATCATAACATTGCATTTTATTTGTTGTGGTATTAAATATCATTGAACCTGTTACAGTTGAAAGTCCTACTCTTTCATCTGTGGTATATTTTGGAGCAGTAATTTGCTTCTCATAATCAAATTCCATAGTTTTTTAATTATTTATTGTCTTTGAGTAAAATCAATTCCATTTAAATGATCGTACTCATGTTGAAATACTCTTGCTGCAAATCCATCTAATTTTATTTTATGGTCTTTTTTATCTTCATCTTCATATTTTACAACAATTCTATCTGGTCTTTGAATGTTTATAATCTCATCAGGAAAGGATAAACATCCCTCTTCACACCAAACTTCATCATCATATCTTTTAATAATACGAGGATTGAAACATACGATTATATCATTATACTCTATATCTCTTATCATTGCAAACGCTCTTTCTTCAATACCTATTTGATTCGCAGATAGACCAACTCCATCGTAATGAAGCATATTTTCAATTAAAGTTTTTGCTAAAAAATGGCGATCCAAATTAGCACCACAAGATTTTACTCTTTGATGCAAAACTTTATCGTCAGATTTAACTAGATCTCTTATCATTTTTTCTTGGGTTATTTAAGAACCAAGAGGGACCTTCCATACTGACATTTATATAAACTGTTTTTGCATAATGTAATCCACGATAACACATAAAAGCAAAGACTTCATCAATATCATGCTTGTCTTCGTCCCACTCTGGTGCTTGTCCCCTACCTAATAGGTGTAACATGACCATATTTTATGTTTACAAATATTTATATATCAGCAAACGCAGATAAAAAAAGAGACCCCCGAAGGAGTCTCTGGATATCTCGAACGAGATATTTATTACATTAGGTTTGCAACCTTAACTCTTCTGTAGTAAGCGTTAGCTGTTAAGGTTACCAGCAGCTTGTGGATCTGAATCAGATAAAGCAGCAAGTCCCTTAGCAAATGGGTTAAGAACCATTCCGTAACGAGTCTTAAACCCGATACGTGGTTGGAATGTATCCTGACCGATCGCTCTGTACATTTGTAGCGGAACGTAAGGACAATAGAATAGTCCTGCATCGTATGCATTAGAACCTTTGTATCCAACAACGTAGTACTGATCAGAACTTACGTTAGCTGAATATGGGTCAATGTATACTTTGAAACGTCCGTTAAGTGTACCAACGAATGTGTTTCCAGTGTCATCGACTTCTCCGAGTCCACCAACAGCACCAGTGATACCTGAGTCGTAGTCAAGTACTCCACTCATAGCAAGTGCAGAAGCAACGTCAGCAGATGTGATGATGATGTTACCCTTTCCTCTACGAGTTTCCTGTGCGATTGCGTTGGCATCTCTTTCGATCTGGAATAATAGTCCCTTGAATTTTTCAACTGACCATCTACCATTACTGTCTACGTCTAAGTCAAACACACCTTGGTTTGCAACGTTTGCTTGAGCACCAGGTTTTGCACCTCTGTATACAGTACGAACAACCTCACGGTTGATTTCAGCAAGTATCTCTGTTGAGAGAATGTTTGCTAACTCAGACTCGGCATCTAATCCGTGGATTGCTTTCAAGTCTTGAGCAAGTTCAACTGAGTAGTCAGCTCTTAAAGCACGACCTTTCGCTTCAACAGCGATCTTGTCTATGCTGAATGCCATCTCCATGAAGGCATTTGAAGCAGAATCACCTAATGATTCTTGCTCTGATGTTGTGAACTTAGAAGATGCTAGGTCATAGTTACCTGCAGTTGTTCCACCACCAGTTGCATCGTTGATAAGACCAGGATTCTTCTCAGTAGTAGCAGTTGGAGGTGTGCCACCTTTTGTACCTGAGAACTGTGCATCTGGCTCATCGAAGAATGCTTCGTTACCTGTCTGGTTAGTGTAACGTGATCTCATTGCAAAGATCAATCCAGTAGGTCCTGTCATAGGTTGAACACCTGCGATGTCATAAGCAATAAGCTTAGGCATAGCACGACGAATCAAACTAATAAGGATTGGATCAAAACCTGCAACAGCACCACTACCAGTAGTAGGTGTGTTGATAGGACCAACGTTTGTTGGTGCCTCTGTAAGAACTGCACGCTCTTCAGCTAGTGCACGCTCTTGGTTTTCCAAAAGGATTGCGGTTACCGACTTTCTATAAGGATCTTTAATGTCATTAAGACCTTCATGGTTAAGTACTGGTGCCCACTTCTCTTGGAGATTTTCTGCATTATACATGCGGATTTACACTCCTGTGTGTTTGTTTGGGTTTACAGTTAGTTTACAGTCTCTTAGCGAGTTGCTGAACATAAGAAGTCATGCTCTCGCTTACGACTTCACTTTTTTGAGTTGGTTGCTCATCGGAGATCTCTTCCTTTACTTCTGGTTTCTTAGCACCGAAGTAAGACTCCTTAATTTGCTCCAACTTCTCACGATACGACTCTTCGTTCTTGAATTCCACTGCTTCAGCGAGTGAGGTAAATTTATCCTTTTGAACTTCTGCAAGTCCTCTGGATGTTTCAGTCAAAATCTCATTTTTACGATAAGCACCTACTGCTTCATGTAATGCAATGTTCTTCTCGACTTGATCATTAAGTCGGGTCTCCATGTCATCTAATTTCTCATTCATATCAGCTACAACATCTAGAGCTTCGTCTGGAATGTTGATGTTGCTTTCAATGAACAATTTCTTTAATCCACCCATAAATGCTTCGGTGACTTCAGCACGAAGACCTTGCTCGATAGCAAGTTCGTTCTCAGTCATCCACTCTTCACAAGCATATGAGAGGAAATTCTCTACGCGACCCGCGAATTCTTCCTTGATTTTCTCAAGTTCTTCGCTGATCCTGCCTTCTGCAGTTTCCTTAAGTTTGGCAACTTCCTTAGTTACCTTAGCAGATACTGCAGCTTCAAACACAGTAGTTGCTTTCTTTTGGAATTCTTCGTCTAGGTCAGCACCACTTAGGATTGCTGTGATGTCTTCCTTGACTTCATCTTCGGAGATTGTCTCTCCTTCTTTTGCTACATCATCAAAAATTTGACCACTTAGTGCACCAGGCATACTGGATGAAGCACCACTTGGTTTTGTTTTGATTGTAGAATCTCCTGTTGTACTCACTGGAGCAGCAGCTTTTTTACCTACGTTCTCAGGACCTTCTGGTTTTTCTTTAGTAGAACCACCAACCTCAACAGCACTGTTTGACAGTGGTGAAGGTTGTGGAGGAACTGCACCTTTCTTAATAGCGGTATCGCCAGTTGCAGCATCTTCTTTTACTTCTTCAGGAGCCGCGTTTTCTGCGATCACCTTTTTGAATTTTTCATCAATACTTGACATTTACGTACTCCTTACGGATAAAATTAGATTGCGTTAAGATTTAATAATATTATTTATAAATCATAAACTTCTTAACAGAGAATTGAACGCGGCAATCTTTCTCTCTGCTAATTCTTGACTTGAAGGTGCAGTGTCAAGAGCTTGCTTGACTGCATCCAACTGTGCCTCTTTAATCGCACCATCAACTAAACACCACTCCTTACCTTCGTATATACCTTCAACAAAAGCATCAGGTGCGGAAGGATCAGCAACAATGTCTGCTGCTGTGGAGAGAATAAAGTCGTCAGCGACGATTTGTGTGGTTCCTTCTCTCTTGATAGAACCTAATCCACGTGATGACACACCTAGTTGCACACCCTCTTCAAGTAAGTTCTTAGCGATCTTACCCATAGGGGTCTCTAATAATTTTGCTTTACCCATAAAGTTTGTTCCTTCTGGGGTCAACGAAACTATCTTATGTGACACACGATCTAGATTTATTGTAGGACCGTCGGGATGACCTAATTCGCCTAACGCTCTTCCGCGTTTAACAAATTCTTCATTGTACTTTTGTACCTCACGATTCATGGCATCGAACTTATACATTCTGCCATTACGATTGGTGATCTCGGTCTGCAAAAAGACACCCTTAATATAGGTGGATTTCTGACCGTCCTTTTCTTCGGTTAGAATCTCAACTGGTTCAATTTGTTCCGTGATCAGTTTCATCGGTTTCCTCTTCTGTTTCTACATCGTTACGGTTGATAACGTCTGCTGTTTCCTCTGGTGATGCTTCTCCCTCTGGAGGAAGACCATCATCAGGTACATGTGGAAACATACGATTTGCAACATCTAGTTTGCTCGCATCAACAGATGCTGCAGCTTTTACTTGCAGCATATCTTTGAGTTTGTCTAAGGCATCTGCCCTATCGTTGTCCCAAAGTAAGTCAACGATTTCTCGTTCTTGTGTAGCCATAATTTAATGTTACCTAACTTTTATTTATTACCGTTCCCGTTTTGAGACGCGGAAGGTTTCCGAGGATCCTGTCTACCATTCATTTTTGGTGGAGCTTCCCCGTTCCTTGCTGCGGTTTTTTGCTGCTGTATTTGAACATCTTTCATCTCTTGATCTTTTGGTATATTTTCTATATCCGCATCTATAGTATCTTGATCTAATTGAACTTGACTTGCAGGATCTATTGCTCTTCCATTTTCAATATCATCTGCCATCTGAACATCCATCTCTTCAATTTGAACCTCTGTCTGACCTAAGATCTCAGAACGAATATACTGAGTAGAGAAATACTTACCAACATAAGGATCCAT